GGGCGCACGAGGAGGATCTATGAACTCGTGCCGTAGGCCAGTCCATCGCCAGCGCGCGACCCTTCTTCCCCTTCTTCCCCTTCTTCAGACATGTCTATATGAGAGAGGGGAAGAGGAGAGGAGAGATCTAGAGAGAGGTAGGGGGGAAGAAGGGAAGAAGGGGATCTCTCTCTCTTATCTCTATCTCTCTCATCTACTTACGACTCCAACTTCTTCCGGCCGCAATAGGTACTTCCAGCGCGAAGAAGGCCCGAAAGGCACGTGGGAACAGTCGCCAAGGGCGACTGACTTTATTTCAGGGTGCCGAACGCGGCGCGGTCGCCACCTGGCCCACGACGTTGGCCCCCGTTGCGCCGGTGGCGCAGGGTCGCCCAGTCGTCGCGAGTTGGCCAAGGTTGGCCCCCTTGGCGGCGTCGTTCGCCAGGTGCCGATCGCTTCGAGCGCGCCGAGGGACGATCGCGGAATGACAACCCCCCGCGAATCGGCGGCCATGCATCGCATGGCCGAATCCCTCCTCGAGTTGTTGGCCGCCATTGAGGACGGCCGCGTGCAGCGTGAAGCGGAGCGCGAACGAGATCGGCAGCGTGCGGCGCTCGCGACGACACGCATGCATGCGCCGCAACCCGGAAAGACTGAACCGCTGCTCGTGGACGCCAAGGAAGCGGCGCGTCAACTCGGCATCGGCATCCGAACGCTTCATCGACTCAGCGCACCGCGCGGCCCCATCCCGACTGTCGCCATCGCAAGCCGCGTGCTTTACGCCGCGTCCGACCTGAAGCTCATCGCCGTTCAGCGGCGCCTCGAACAGGACGACTACGGAAAGGACTCCCCCCGATGAAGATCGAACTCCGTCCGCTCGCTGACATCAAGCCCTACGAGGCGAACCCGCGCATCAACGACGACGCGATCGATGCGGTCGCGACATCGCTGAAGCAGTTCGGGTTCCGCCAACCGATCGTGGTCGACACCGACGGCGTGATCGTCTGCGGGCACACGCGCTGGAAGGCGGCGCAGAAGCTCGGCCTCGAGAAGGCACCGGTGCATGTGGCCCGCGATCTCACGCCCGAGCAGATCCGCGCGTACCGCATTGCGGACAACAAGACCGCCGAGCTCGCCGAATGGAACATGGATCTACTCGCGATCGAGCTCGATGCATTGCGGTCGATCGATGTCGATCTCGCATCGCTCGGGTTCGACGCAGATGAGCTCGCGAAGATCTTCGCGGGCGACATGAAGGACGGGCTCGCCGACCCGGACGATGTGCCGTCGCCACCTGATGCTGCGACCACGCAGCCCGGCGACCTGTGGGTTCTTGGTGATCACCGGCTGCTCTGCGGTGACAGCTCGTCAGTTGCGGATCTCGATCGCCTGCTTGATGGCCAACCGATCCATCTCGTCAACACGGACCCGCCGTACAACGTGAAGGTCGAACCGCGCTCGAACAACGCGATCGCCGCAGGCCTCTCATCGTTCGAAGGTACGACCCGGGGGCATCACCAGAAGTTCGACAAGGCGCGGAACCCGGGATCGAAGGCGACTCATCGACAGCTCCGCGCGAAGGACCGTCCGCTCGCGAACGACTTCGTGACTGACGAAGCGTTCGATGAGCTGCTCGATGCGTGGTTCGGCAACATGGCGCGCGTGCTGCTCCCCGGAAGGGGCTTCTACATCTGGGGCGGCTACGCGAACCTCGGGAACTACCCGCCGTTCCTCAAGAAGCACGAGCTGTACTTCTCGCAGGGCATCGTCTGGGACAAGCAGCACCCGGTGCTCACGCGCAAGGACTTCATGGGCGCGTTCGAGATCTGCTTCTACGGTTGGCGCGAAGGCGCCGCGCATCTCTACCTCGGTCCGAACAACGCGACCGACCTCTGGCATGTGAAGAAGGTGAACCCGCAGAGCATGGTGCACTTGACGGAGAAGCCCGTCGAGCTCGCGGTGCGTGCGCTTCAGTACTCGTCGCGCCAGGGTGAGAACGTACTCGATCTGTTTGGCGGCTCAGGCTCGACGCTGATCGCTGCGGAGCAGACCGGCCGACATGCGTTCCTCATGGAGCTCGACGCGCTCTACTGCGATGTGATCGTTCAGAGATGGGAGAAGTTCACTGGCCGCAAGGCCGAGCGGCTCGCACCGCATGCGCCCGCGAAGTCGAAGCGGTGCTCGGCCGTCGCCCCGGAGAAAGCGCCAGCGAAGGCTGGCGCGGGAGTGAGCGCGTGATTGTGACCGAGTCAGGCCGCTGGCAATCCTGCCTCGCGTCTGAACGCGGCGATCGCCGCATCGATGCTGAACGACTCCGTCTTCGAGAGCCGAAGGTCGATGCTGCGCTCGCGCAGAAGTCCGGCGCGCTTCATGAACTCGACCGCCACAAGGCACCGCGTCCATGTTCGGCCAGACGGCGCGACCAGCTCATCGACCACGAACCAGTCGCGTTCATCGTGGTCGATCTCGTCCATGATCGTGATGGCAACCTGCTCGATGTCCTCGACATCGGCAGCGTTCGCGCGTTCCGTTCCGTCGGTGTAGCTAGAGCGCCGCAGGAACTGGCCACCATGGAACGCGTAGGTCGGCGGACCAGTCTCCTCAGCGAATGTGATCGCACGCTCGAGTGCGTCCCACTCCTCGGCGGTATCCGAGTCATGCCGTCGGGCTTCGGCGAGTTCGGTAGCCGCAGCGAGAAGCATCAGCATGGCGTTGTCAGTGCGCGTCATGGATCACGCAGCCTTTCCGTTCGAGATGAAGAGGCCGCGATCGGTCTTGGTGAACCGCGCGTCCTTACCCTTCGCCTTGATCTCGCGGATGAGGGCCGCGTAGAGCGTGGCGTGCGGCGTCTTGCCGCCGGGGCTCGTCCAGAGTCCGCGCTCTGCCATCGCGGTGATCATCGCGGCTGCGGTCATGGGTTCCTTCGCGCCCTCGAGAACCTGTGCGGCCGCGTCGAGCGCGCTCGTGCGCTTCGGCTTTGGCTGCCGCGCCGTCTTCGTTGCCTTCGTCGGCGCGCCGTCGAGCTTCGCGATGCGTTCGCCGATCTCGGCGATCGCGGCCTTGCGCAGCTTCGCGCCGCCTGCCGCGGCCTTCGTGGTGCTCTTCTTGGTCGCGGACTTCGTGCTCTTCGACTTCTTCGTGGCTGTCTTCATGTTGCTGTCCTTCATGCGGGCTGTTGGATGAGACTCGGCGCCGCGCCCGCGTGCGGCTGGAGTCGGTTGAGATTGCTTGGTTGGCGGGGCCTGCGTGACGATGGTCACGGCGCGTCTGCCGAAGCCGATGGCGAGCCGATGGCCGCGTTTGAGATCCGCGAGCAGCGCTTCTTGGCCGCCCAGCGGGATCGAGATGCCGAAGTCGTCGAAGCCGACGAGTGCGTTCGCCGTCTCATGTGCTTCGGCATCGATGTCGGGATTGCATCCGTCAACGAAGGCACAGACGCAGTGGCCGTCCATGCCCTTCATCGCGTCGATGCAGAGATAGAGCCCGTGGTCGTGCGCGAGCATCAGCGGCTTTCCGGTATTGACCGCCGCTTCGACCATCCTGAGAACGAGCGCCTGATCTGGAAAGTGAAGTCGTGGCATGTTGGTGTTTCCTCAGTGCCCGGACTTGGTGCGTCGCTTCCGCTCGGCCTCGCGCCCCGCCTCGTAGGCGGCGATCAGTGCCGCCTCCACGCCCCAGACGCTGACATCGTGGAAGTCGAGGCTGTCGCGCATGCGGTGATCCAGCGTCTCGATGAGGAGTTCGCGCTTGGCGATCTCTCGGATCGCGGCGTCTCGAATGGCATCGGTGGATGGCGTCTTCATGGTGGTTCTCAGTTCGCGTCTGCTGTGTCATCGAGGAAGGCCTCGATCTCTTCGCGGCCCATGCCGCTGATGAATGCGGTGGTGTCGATCAGGTCGGAGCGCACCTTCATCAGGTTGCCGGGGAAGCCCCAGTTGTTCGGTGCGGCGCTCGCGCGCTTGGCGTGCTTCCCGATCTCCGTCATGAGCACATCGAGCAGCCGAGCAATGTCGTTGGTGGTCGCTCGCATGGTCTCTGCGGCAGTTGGTTGGATGCGTGGCATGGCGTTGTCCTTGGTTCGTGGTGCGTGGCGTCAGGCGTTTGCGGCGGCGTCGAACGCCTCGGCGAGAAGGTTGAAGTGGCGGGCTGCCTCTCGCATCGCTGCGAGCGCTCCGATCGCCATCTCGACCTCGGTGGCGCGCGTCTGGAGGATGCCGCAGGTGTTTGGCATTCGACCTGCCTGCAGCGCGCAGGCGGCTTCGTGCAGGTCTCGTCGAGCGGCGTCGATCGCCTCCTCGCATCGCTTTCGTGCATCGGCTTCAATCGCTGCGAACTGGCGCTTGGCGTGCTCGGCTTCGAATCGCGTGGTTTCGTTGATCTGCGTCATGGCGTCGTCCTTCCTTCGTTCCTCGCGTTCGCGCCTCGTCGTTCGGGCATCTCGATCGCGTGGCTCACATCAGGGCATGACTTCGCCAACGCATCAAGGCAACTGGGCGAACACCTCGCCGGAATGCCGCAGATGTTTCGCGACCGGAACGCCCCCCGTGCGCCCCTTTGGCGGAAGGTCCGAGGTGTGCATGGCGACTCGCTGCCAACTGGCCGAACCGTGGCGAAGGAGCGCTGCATGAGCGACACGCCGAAGAAGCGCCCGGGCTCTCTTGACATCTATGACATTGAGCGGCTTCTGCGCGCTTCGGGCTCGCGACATGTGAACGCCGAGCGCGTGCGCGCCGACATCGACGCCGGTGCGCCGATGAACATCGACGGCACGATCAATCTGGTGCACTACGGCGCGTGGCTCGTGCGCCAGGTCCTGGCATCGGAGGCATTGCGTGGCCACTGATGTCCAACGCCTGCGCTCTGGCGAACTCTGCCGCCTGCTCAACTCGACGCCTCTTGGCGAATGCCTCGGCGAGCGACCGTTCCATCGGCATCGCACGCGCGCGGGGCTTCGCATTGCAGCCGACGGCGACCCGCAGCGCATCAATCTGCTGCGCTACCTCGCCTGGCTCTTCGATCAGCGCCACGCCCCCACGACAGCCGGTGAGGGCGCCGAAACATCCGGGGCCGGAGCCGGGGCGGGCTACGAAGCGCACCGCGATCGAATGCGGCTCCGCGCATCGCTCGAGTCGATCTCAGGTCGCGACATCGGTGAGCTGCCCGCGGTTCAGGATGCAACGCGCCGGAACGACTGCGAGCGCAACTTCCGTGGCTTCTGCGAGCGATACCTGCCGCAGACATTCCACCTCAAGTGGTCGCCCGATCACCTGAAGGTGATCGCGAAGATCGAGACGGCCGTGCTTGAGGGCGGACTCTTCGCGATGGCGATGCCGCGCGGATCGGGAAAGACTTCGCTCTGCGAAACGGCATGTCTCTGGGCGCTCCTCTACGGACATCGCGCGTTCGTGGCGCTGATCGGCAGCGACGAGGAACACGCCGCGAACATGCTCGATTCGATCAAGGCCGAACTCGAGAACAGCGATCTCCTACTCGGCGACTTCCCCGAAGTCTGCTTCCCGATTCGCAAACTCGAGGGAATCCACCAACGCGCGTCAGGCCAACTCTTCCGGGGCAAGCAGACGCACATCGGCTGGACCGCACGCGAGCTCGTGCTGCCGACGGTCGAGGGCTCGAGCGCCGCTGGCGGGATCATCCGTGTCGCCGGGATCACTGGTCGCGTGCGCGGCATGAAGTACAAGCGACCTGACGGAGGCGCCGTGCGCCCGTCGCTCGTCCTCATCGATGATCCGCAGACCGACGAATCGGCGCGGAGCCCGTCACAATGTGAGACGCGCGAGCGAATCCTTTCCGGGGCGATCCTTGGCCTCGCTGGCCCAGGCAAGAAGATCGCGGGGCTCATGACACTCACGGTCGTGCGTCCGGATGACCTGGCCGATCGGCTGCTCGACCGCGACAAGCATCCCGCATGGCAGGGCGAACGGACGAAGATGATGTACTCGTTCCCGAGCAACGAGGCGATGTGGTCTCGCTACGCGGAGCTGCGCGCTGCGGGCCTTCGCGCCGACGCAGGGATCGTCGGGGCGACCGCGTTCTACCGCGAGAACAAGCTCGCGATGGATGACGGTGCCGTGATTGCATGGCCGGAGCGCTTCAATCACGACGAAGCGTCAGCCATCCAGCACGCGATGAACCTGCGCCTCCAAGGCGAGGCTGCGTTCTGGGCCGAGTACCAGAACGAACCGCTGCCTGAGACCAACGCGATCGACGACGACCTGCTCACTGCGGACGAGATCGCGGGGAAGACGAACGGTCACGCGCGACGAGAAGTGCCGATCGGATGCACTCGACTCACGATGTTTGTCGACGTCCAGGGCAAGGCGCTCTTCTGGATGGTCGCTGCGTGGGAGGACGACTTCACTGGCTACCTCGTCGACTACGGCACCGAGCCGGATCAGAAGGTGGCACCCGGCGCCCACTTCACTCTGCGCGACCTTCGATTCACTCTCGCCGACATCGCACCTCGCGCCGGCCTCGAAGGCGCCGTCTACGCGGGACTCGAACGCCTGATCGAATCGACTGTCGGCCGTGAATGGCGCCGTGACGACGGTGCGATGGTCCGCATCGACCGATGCTTGATTGACGCGAACTGGGGCGCATCGACCGATGTCGTGTATCAGTTCTGTAGGCAGTCATCGCACGCGGGCATCGTGATGCCGAGTCACGGTCGCTATGTCGGCGCATCGAGCATTCCGTTCAGCGAGTACCGAAGAAGGCGGGGTGACCGCGTCGGTCTCAACTGGCGCGTGCCCACGATCACCGGCAGGCGCGCCGTGCGGCATGTCGTGTTCGACACCAACTTCTGGAAGAGCTTCGTGCACGCGCGGCTCGCGGTGCCGATGGGTGACCCCGGCAATTTGTCGCTGTTCGGTCGGACGCCAGCGACCCATCGACTCCTGGCCGACCATCTACTCGCGGAGTACCGCGTGAGAACCGAGGGACGCGGTCGGACTGTCGACGAGTGGAAGACGCGTGTTGATGGACTCGACAACCACTGGTTTGACTGCGCCGTCGGTGCGGGAGTCGCCGCATCGATGGAGGGCGCGCTGTTGTTCGGCACCGGTGAGTCGATGCGTGCGGCGCGCCCGAGGATCAAGCTGTCGGCGCTGCGGAGGGGGCGATGAAACCGGTCGACGCGAAGGAGCACGCGAAAGACGATCGCGGTATCCGTTGCCCGAAGTGCGGGTGTGGGCACTGGCGTGTCGTCTACACGCGACCTGCCACCGGGGGCCGACTCGTGAGACGGCGGGAGTGTCGATACTGCAGTCGTCGCGTCAGCACGACTGAGCGCACACACTGAGCGACTGGTAAAATCGGCGGACATGAAGGTCGAAAAGAAGAGTCATCCGGTCGATGTGCTCGTGACCGCTTTCAATAACGGTTCGCTGCTCCGGAATCCTGAGTATCAACGAGGCGAGGCGTGGTCGGATACTCAGAAGGCGGGATTCGTTGATTCACTTTTCCGCGGCTACCCCGTGCCCGCGCTCTTTCTTCGCGAAGTGCAGAGCCAAGGATTGGAAGCGCGCCCTGTGTCGAAGTGGGAGATCGTCGACGGTCAGCAACGGCTCACGGCGCTCAGGGACTTTTCCGCCGGGAATCTGAAACTCGATCCACTCTCAGGACGGGGACGGCTGAAGGTGCCAAAGAGCATTGCTATGCGACCCGCGCCTTGGGCCGATCGGAGCTATTTCGATCTCAGCCCCGAGCTTCAGGACCAGTTCAATCAGACGGAAATCGCGGTCTTCATCGTTGGGCCAGAGGCAGACGACGACGAAATTCGAGACCTGTTCATCCGACTTCAATCAGGTACAGCACTGTCGCGGCAGCAGATTCGCGATGCGTGGCCGGGGAATCTCGGGCCATTCGTCGAGTATCTCGCCGGGAAGCTCAATCGAGCACCCGCTGTTCAGCTGTTTGAACTGGCCGACAAACGCGGTCTCAAGATTGACGACGAAGATGCTCGAGATCACAGAGTTGCGGATCGACAACTGTGCTCTCAATTGCTCCGAATCTTTGTGGAGCGGGAGCGTGATCCTCACTCGTTCCCAAGTGTGTCAGCGAACGATCTCGATGAGCTGTACCACGAACTAACAGATTTCGACATCAAGGGGGAAACGGCGCGCCAGTTCCTGGAGTGTCTGAAGCGCGCTGGTGAGGTGTTTAGCATCGCACGCCAGCAGCCTCGTGTCAGTAAGAGAAAGTTCCGGCGGCTTGAGGTGTCGGCGGTCATGATGGTCTTACAGGATCTCGCAAGGAATGTCGGCGTCAAGCTCGACAAAGTGCAACTTGCCAAGCAGATTGCCAACGCGGACAGCAAGAATCTCCCAACCGGAAAGACGACGCGAGGCGGCGCGCTACGCGAGTTCTACACGGCGTGGAGGGACACGGTCACCCGCGACATCGTGCGCCTAGATGAACAGCGCGCGTTTGACCTCGACCAGCAGCGCAGTGTGCGGGTGCGTGACCAAGGCATGTGTGGAGTCTGCGGCGACGCAGTCATGGATGAGGATGCGGAGTTCGACCACTGGCCCGTTCCTTGGCGTGATGGCGGCCAAACCGTGATCGACAACTGTCGGCTGGTACACAAGGCGTGTCACCCACGAGGCCGTCCTCACGACAGCGGCTAAGGCAGAACGGACATGTCTACGGGTGTAACGATCTGCCTCGCCCGATCGAGATGCCGACAAGTTCACGAAGCCACGGCGTAAGTCTCCAGTAGCGGCCCCGCGCATTCGCGCGACACGGCCGCGACGGGAGTCGTCGTGGCCGAAGACCTCGAACAGAAGATCCGTGACGCAGCCGCAGGGCCTGCCCGCGCCTCGAACGAGACGGGTGCGGTCGAGCAGCAGCCACTTGGCGAGCTGATCGATGCCGATCGGTATCTCGCGTCGAAGGAAGCCGCGGCGAATCCCCGCAAGGCACTGCGCTTCACGAAGTTGGTGCCGCCAGGAGCGGCCGGCTGATGGGCTTCTTCCTGACCATGCTGGGACGGCTCGCGGGTAGCGACCGCGCGCGTGCCACTTCTGCCCCCGGAACATCTGGCCGACACCGCGTGATCCTTCGCGCAGGCTTCGATGCCGCGAAGACGACTGACGACAACCGTCGTCACTGGGCCGAGGCTGATCATCTCTCCGCCGATGCGGCCGCAACTCCTGAAGTGCGGCGCATTCTCCGTGCGCGCTCGCGCTACGAGGCCGCGAACAACAGCTACGCGAAGGGAATCGTCTCGACGCTTGCGAACGACTGCGTCGGCACCGGCCCCCGGCTTCAGATGCTGACTGACAATCCGGCCGCCAACGCCGCGATCGAAGCGGCGTTCATGCAGTGGGCGAAGGCGATCGATCTCGCCGGAAAGCTCCGCACGATGCGGATGGCGAAGGCCGTGGATGGCGAAGCGTTCGCGCTCCTCACCACGAATCCCGAGATCCAGAGCGAAGTCATGCTCGATCTGCGGCTGATCGAAGCCGACCAGGTCACGACTCCGTCGATGCGTCTCTGGCAGCTCCCGAACAACGGCGCCGTTGATGGCATCGAGTTCGACGAGTACGGCAACCCGACGTACTTCCATGTGCTGCGTGCACATCCCGGCGCGCTCTTCGGCCTTCCCCCCGGAGTCAGCGAGTTCGATCGCGTGCCTGCCTCCGGCATGGTGCATGTCTACCGCGTCGATCGGCCCGGGCAGTCGCGCGGCATCCCTGAGATCACGCCTGCACTCCCTCTCTTCGCGCAGCTCCGTCGATACACGCTCGCGGTGCTCGGCGCCGCTGAGACTGCAGCGGACTTCGCTGGCATCCTCTACACGGACGCGCCTGCAGCAGGCGAAGCCGAGTCGATCGAGCCGATGGACACGGTCGAACTCGAGAGCCGAGCGCTCGTCACCATGCCTGCGGGCTGGAAGATGGGCCAGGTCGACGCGAAGCAGCCGTCGACGACCTACGGCGAGTTCAAGCGCGAGATCCTCAACGAGATCGCGCGCTGCCTGAACATGCCGTTCAATGTCGCGGCAGGAAACAGCGCCTCCTACAACTACGCCTCCGGCCGCCTTGATCACCAGACCTACT